CATCGGATATTCGTCCGTTTTTATAAGGCTTCTCACCAGCTTTCCATTTAGCGAATCTTTCACGAAATTCAGTAGGATCTTTGTACATATGTATTTCCCTCCATTTTATTTGCCAACAGGTTGGCTATTAAATTATGTATAAAGTCATTAGCTTCATCATGCTGTACTAAGCGAAGTATAGCTCTTAGAAGCTCATTGTTCTGTCTTGTAAGCTCTAAGAGCTCTTGTTCTTCACTTCTTGTCATAATTACTTCTCTCCTGTGGTTTTATTACGAATTGCTGTGCGAGCTTTAATCTTCTCTCTCTCCAAAGCTGCATCATCTTTTTGCTTCTGAAGGTCCATCTCGTGCTGCATACGTTCTTTCTCAAGTTCAATCTTCTTATCTTCAATACTCTTCTTATACTTCATTTCACGATCTTTGACAAACTCATTAGAACGTATCTTCTGTTGCTCCATCGCAGTCTTATACATCTCTTGCGGGTCAGGTATATTGTTTGCGTTAATGTCCTTCTCTTCAGTACCACGATACGTAGATATCTCAGCTACAGCAATCTTAGTCTGATTGTCAGCATCAATCTTATATCTCTCAAGATCCATTTTAGCTTCCTCAAGCATAAGTTCTTGTTCACGTTGCTCATTCTGCATCTGCTGAAGTTGAATAGCTTGCTGCTGTTCTGCTTCTTGAGCTTGCTGTTGCATCTGTTCTTGTCTAGCCTGCATTTCTTGAAGCTTTTGCTTAATGATATTGAAGTTGTCGTTTGTAAGTATCTCAGCGGCCTCTAAGAGGCTGGCTCCATTCTGCATAGCCGGCTAAATAAGTTGCTGCAACTTCTAAATGTTCTCCATATCTTTAGAAGTGTCACTTACAAACACATCCATATCTTCATAATAGAACTTATCTTGTATGTCAAGATATGCGCGTTCTCCATTATCAAAGATGTAACTAAGCTTCTTCTTTCCTGTAGCCTACCAAGCTCCTTTAGCTGTATTAAGAAGCATATTGAGAGCATGCCGTTTACATTGATTATGTGCCCAGAATAAAGGCTCTGTAATATGCGAGGATTGTACAACACTACGCTCAACATTACCAACAAGTTCGTGCGTACTAATAGCACCCATACGTTGTTCTGTAATACCTGAGATAGTACCAGCTAATTGTTCTATCTTATCCATCAGCTGTATATACTCAGCAATTACGTTCGACATAGTAAGGTCTAGAGAAGTAATCTAATTAAACGTAGCAGGCTTGCCGCCTTCTCTTCCTGGTACATTCCAACCTTCTTCATATGGATTAATAAAGTTTACGCCAACAGACGATAAGTAATGCATCCAACGTTCTGGTGTAATATTCATAGACTTAGGAATCTATGTAATGTCCATGTTAACAACCTTACCCTTATCTCTTGCTATGGCTAATTCAAGTCTATACCATAGTACAATATACATATATTGTAAAGGTTTTAGTATGCTTACAAGAGAGCGCGGCTTACTGTTGGTATTTGAATATATACAACCACAGTACGGTAACTTCTACGAGTTTGGATTATCTATGGATATGTGCTGATACTCCAGTGGCTATATACCAAAGTATAAATCAGAACCAGCTCTATATCCTTCCCAAACTTCAATCACCCAGTCAGCGTCTACAGATAACTCATTACCTGTCTTCTTGTAAGATTCGTCCATTATCTCTATCTGCGGCTGTCCTGTTTCATCGAGGTATGTAACATAGAATATCTTCTTAAAAGACTTCCAGCAACAATGCCATACATTTATGCAATATCTACTTTTCTAATCATATATAGGATTGTCGTAGATGTGCATTTGTATACTGTTAAAGTTGTCTACAATATTCTTGTCACCATAATCGTTGGAAGGTCTACCGGTAAGCATTTCTTCAAGCTTGTTTAAATCTTTCTCAGAAAGCTTATCGTAGTATCTATCGTATACTTCCTGCATGGGTAGTCGCATCCTTCTACAACACCAAGAACCATCCTCTATGAACTCTAAGTCTGGACTTTTGTCATAAGAGAAGAACATTGGATTTACCCTCTCCAAGTAAGGCTCTTCGTTTTGTACACCAACATAGTATATTTCTGTACCTGATATAAGGGCGTCTTTCCATCCTTTTATGAACTCATTATCGAGTGCCAGCTTTTCTCTCAAGTATACCAATGTATGATATGCTGTGTTTTCGACTACATCTTTATAGTCTTTCTCCATATACTTAGCAATGGCTTCAGGCGGCATTATTTCTCCGCTCTACAGCTATTGTTGAAACCGTTGTGCTTCCTCAGGACTCATTCTAGCTGTGATTGCAGCCATTATGTACTGCATCAACAAGTCTTTCTCTTTGTCCATAAGCTCTGAAGCTGCTTCCTAAGATGTTCTAACTACTTGAAAGTTCATGGGTCTCTTTGTTTCCTCACCAATCAGTAGGTCTATCTTAGGACGTATGATGTTAAAATCTTGAGGAGTAGCAGGGAAGCCGTCTTCAACTTTAAATGGGTTTGTTATACGTTTAAAATCTTTCTCGTCGAAGATGCTGTTATACAGATTATAATAGGTCTGCATCTCCCCGTAAAATGTTTTGTTCATTCCACCAGACACCACATTACCTTCTCCGATTATGTAGTTTACGCAATCGTGCTGCCATTGTTCGTTCTTCTTTGACAAAGGCAACTTCTGTTGCGGGAATGTTGCATTATATAAATTATCTTCTACTCTAACCATTTGTCACTACATTTAAACTTAATTTTATTCGGAGTACTCCTATGTCGTCCAGCCTGAAGGTAAACCGGAAGCGCCACTAGAAAATGTTGTTCCAGATAACGTTTTAATTACTCCACCTGTATTTGTGTAATTCAACCAATTGCTAAAATCAAGATTAGTTGCTTGAACAAGAATTGTTACTTCTGTAAGATTACCGTTACCGCAGAACAATTGTTGATAAACATTACTATAAGCTCGTGGATTTGTTATTCTTAATACTGGTCCTTTAGTCATAGCGGCAGTAACTTTAGAATTTCTATTCATACAGAACATTCTATTTAATGCTGTAGCTCCACTAACGGTAGTAGCAGATATTTCTGGAGCTTCTACAAGTTTTACACAACCTTCAAACATTGAACTATATGCGTCTGTAGGAACATCTAATGCAGGTAATAATTTAGGTCCATTAACAAGATTTGTTGCTCCTCTAAACATTCCGTTATAAGAAGAATTATATAATGTTTTGGCAGGAAGTATTAAATTATTTGCATCAATAATATTTGTTGTTCTAAATAATCCGGTAAAATTATGTGTACTGTTTACAGCAAATTCTGAATTAGATACAAAATTATCTCCATTTAATAACGACATTATATTACCGTATGTTTTAAAAGTTTTACTTCCGTCGAAATAATAATATTTATCCCACGAAGTTCCCCATTGATTGATTGTACATTTGAATATAATTGCGTCGCCTGTATTAATTATAGCAATTGTATTTGTTCCACCAGTCAATGTTTTATTATTCCATGTTTCTCCATCATCGGTTGAATAATATACATTTGGATTATAAGAATTAGAACCCGCAGTCTTAATACTAATTGTATTATTATCTTCTAATGATTCAATAGTAAAATAATCCTACGAATAATCATGTACAACAGAACCACCTCCTTGCTACCATATCAACGTACTACCTATATACATTGCAATAGCTTCAGCAGTACCTAACATTATTTTACTAGCTGCTACAATTTCTGTATTTGTCATGATATTATATAAATAGTGTTAGAATCTTTAGTAGTCAAAGCATCATATTGAGCTTGTGTTCCATTCCATATCTTAGCATACCCAGACAAATCTATAGTAGGTTTGTTTTTAATGTAATCAAGAGCTGTTGTATCAGTCTAGTTCCAATCAACTTGAGGAAGGGGAATATTATCTAATACTGGCCTTATTGCACAATAATAAGGAGTACTAGAATATATATAAGTAGCTGTCTAATTTCCATATTTTTCCCAGTCAAGACGCATGCAAGTATAAAAATTATAATATACTTGATGATTATTATAATTCTAATAAAAATCATTTCCGTTAGTATAATCATATTGTGTTTTTGTTCGAGATAAATATGTACAAACAAAGCTCTCATTATACGATCCCTAATTATCAATTCGGGTGGCTGGTAATATTATATAATTATTGTTTATTTTTGATGTACATTTAAATCCATCTTGAAGAACTTCTACGGTTGTATTTTCTAAAAGCTCTCGCATTTGCCATTCTGCAGGATTATGCCAAGATCCTCCCCAAAGATTTTCTGCTTTTTTATCTAAATTTAGTTCATTTTTCTAAAAAATAGTTCCCGCATCATTAATAGAATCTGCTCCTATGTTTCTGTCTGCCCATAGTGTTCCACTAGGCAAACCTAAATCAACGTAATTATGTTGATTAGCATAAGTAAAAGTTTTCTATTTATCTGGATAAGAATCCATTACAGCTATTAAATAAACATAATGATCTAAATTTCTATCTATTGTTGTAATTTCTGCAGAAACAGTATATTCCTAAGTATTAGAATCCTGCTAAAAATTAAAAGTTAAAGCATAATAACTATCAGAATCTGGATCTTTAGTAGAACTTAGATATGAAAATTTATTTTCTT